TAGAATAGGTCGCTTATATAAGAACATCGCCGATTTTAAATCCTTCCAATTCCCACTAACTTTTACTGTATTCGGTATTTTATACGCTCCAGTAAATCCGATACTCTCTGCCACTTCTTCCTCCGTTATAAACCATTCCTTTTTAATCTCGTATGGCTTATTAGGTAGTGGCTCTTGAGCATAAGAAATTAAACCGTCTCTTTCTGCTGTGTTTATATTTCGTGCAATGCTCGAACCCCTACTACTTCCTCCACTACTAAAGAATAGATGTACTTGTGAAAACTTTTTAACAACTCCAGTTTTCTGTTTTACATAATGCTCTGCAAGAGTAGTTAGAGCATTAGAAACACAAGTCATTGTTTTTCCTTGATACTCATATTCCATTCCCTCTATCTTGTATTCATTTGGAAATTCTAAACCCTCGACTGCGAAAGACTTAGGAAGTTCTACCGCTCCCATATCTACCACCTCATCTAAAAACGGTATGTCTTCATTCATCTCTTCAATCAATCCAGTTCCTCGTGTCTTGATTTCTTTGAACATATTTTAGATTATATTTATTATAGTTGCGACTATTCCAATGCTCACACCGAATACGCTTACCGCTATATATACACCGCTCCATTTAGACCGAAATGAAGTGTTTTTGGCTACTTGTCCGTTAAGCTTTTTTAAGCGTTTATTTACTGCGTTGTGGTCTTTATCGTTTTGGTCGAACCGAACCTCAACGACTTCTCGTAAGCCGTTAATCAATATCGCCAATTCTCCATTTGTCGGTTGTTTGTTCATAATTACTGTTTTGAGCTTAGTTTACACTATCCCACGTTTCTTTTAATTCTATATTAGATTTAATATTTCTAAGAAAGTTTAAATCTTCCTCTTCGTTGAATTTTTTAGAAATCTCTTTATCACTTGATATATTTTCTAAACTTTTCAATTTTTCTAATTTCACATTCTTACCAGTTTCTTCAATCCAATCTTCTAAGTCTACTTTATTGTGGAATTGAAAGTCTCCAATCTCATACATCGGATAAATATTATTTTCATCTCCCATAAAACGATGCAATGCAACAGGTTCAATATCTAATTTTTCAATTATTTCATCTTTTAAGAGATAAATTTCATCTGCTAAATTTCTGAAATCAGAGTTATATTTTATTTTTTCGTGTTTTTCTTCAATCTCTTTGATTGATGTCTCGATAGGTTCAAGATATTCATTCCATTCTTTACTTGTATATATATCACCAGTAAATGTGTCAATTTTCCCATTTTCCCATTTTTTTGGGTTATCTATAATATCTTTCGCGATTGATTTATTTATATTAGGATAAATTGATATTACATCTTCTGCGGTTGTCCACCCGTGTAAATCTTTATCCAACGAAGAAAAATTGTCATTCATCCATTCACTATAATCCTGCTCGGTCGTGAACCACGTACCGCTTTCAGGCTCCATTGCATATTTTGGCTCTTCTTCGAATAATTCGCTTTTTAAACTATATACTTCATCTCTTATCTCTTTTGCTTTTTTATTGGCGATGTGTAATTTTTCACCAATTAACTTTTCTTGTGTTTTTTTAAATTCTGCGAAGGTTTTACCCTCTGCTTTTGCTTTTTTAATTTGTGAGGTTATATCGTCTGTTATATTAGCTTTTTTAGATATATTTGATGGTGCATTCTCAATCATTCGTGCGGTACTATTTGGTAGTGGTTGCATGTTTATTTTCTTTGCAGGACTTTCAAATGTTGTAGGTCCGCGTAAAGGTATTGGAGGTTGTGTAATTTCAGGTGTTTTTGTTGTTCCTTCATTTAATAATTTTGGCGTACTATTAATAGCTCTTCTGAACCTCCCTGGCAATGTCCCCATCTCTTCTAAATATGCTTTAGCTTCAGGTTGCGTGAATAAACGACTTTGATTTGCTTCTTCTGCTATTGTAGATGGTGCTTTTTGTCCCATTGGCATTGCTCCTTGTTCTAACAAAAGTCTACCTTGTCGTTCTTCGATAAGGTTTTTTATGAATTTTCTTGCAGCATCATCTGTTTTGATATAGCTAGGAACAATCCCCGCTTGTTCTAAAATTCTTAATTGTTTCACTGATAATCTCTCAACACTACCAACTCGTGCAACAATTCTCTGTAAGATTTCTCCGCCAATCATTGACCCAACTGGTCCCATTTTCATGCTAGCCATCATTCCAATCAGTCTTACATAACCACTTCCAAGCCTCCCACCACGGACAGCATCACCATCTATCTTTAAAAGATATTTTCTGGCATCAATAATTTTAGCCATTTCTTTATTTATATTCTTAACAATTGGGTCTGCTACAGAATTTTCTACTTGTCGTTTTAAACTATCACCAATAGCTTCCGCTGCTGGTCGCTTGCTCAGTGCCTCCTCTGCACCAAATGACGCATTCCAAAAACTTCGCTTAACATCATTACCTGTAGGTATATCTATAATATTTGTACTAAAATCGTTTATTTGTTCGTCAATGAACTTATTAATAGCGTTTATATTTTGATCTCGTCTACCAGGTAAAATATATAATTTGTTGGATATTTCCGCTATAGCTTCCTGTCTAGCTTTGTTTAAATTAATAGTCATTGACCCTTTATGTTGTATTAAAACATCATCAAGCGTATTACCCATTAAACTAAGCGACTCTTTTCCAAACTCATTACCAATTGCATTTGTTGCAAATTTTGTACCATTATCTGTAGTGTGAATTGGAACACCCGACTGTGCCAAATATCTCGGAAGACTTATATTGTGCTTAGATTGAAATTCATTAGCGAGTTTTATGTGCGTTTTATTTGTATTTATAAGGTTATCATAAACTCCAGTTACTTCATTTACAGTGCGTGCAACTGCCTCTGGTACACCAGCTTTTATAGCTGCCCGCGACGCTAAAGCACTACCAGCAGTACCAATAGCTCCGCCTAATACTCCACCTGCTAGTCCTCCGTACGCTGATCGTTTTAAAATTTCCCCTGTATCTTCTATACCTTCAGCTTCACGAAGTGCTGCGCCAAATTCACCAACCGATCCACCTAATACACCACCTGCAGATGTAGTAAGTGCAGCTTTACCGATACCAGTTGCTCCAGCACGTGAGATAGCTTTCGCTCCAATACCAACAGGTGCTATGTATGATCCAATTTCTACACCTGTACCTATAACATCTTTTGCAAATTCTACCACACCTTTTTGCTCTCCTGTTTTTGTGATATTTATTGGTCGTGCTTTTCCAAATATACCAAAATCACGCTCCCTAGTAGTAGCTTTGTCTATGTCAGCTAATTCTCGTTGTGAAAATCCACCAGGTGCTGAAGTTGCCATCTTGTATGCACCCTCAACAGAACCAAGCCCAGACGCAAGAGTTGATACAAAAGGCTTAGCTACATCTTTAACTAAATCTCCAACAAAACCTCCCTTTTCCTTTATTTGTTCTTGTGCTGTAGGTTTAGCCAACATTGAATCAATCTCTGCTCTTCTTTGTTGTGTCATTCCTTGAGATTGACTAGTAAGCTCACTAGTAGGTTTACTAAACGATTGTTGATTAAGCATTGAGTCAATTTCTGCTTTTCGTTGCTGTGTTAGTGCCATATTTATGCTCTTGCGTAGCCTGCGACTAGGCTACTATTTAGATTATGGTATTTAACTCTTTCATCTAGACTCCAGTTAGAATCAGCTACCTGTAGATCAAATGTCCCATCGGCTAGTGGTGTCGCTCCAATCACTACCCCTGTATGCCCTGTCCAATCGTACGGCATAACAAATACATCACCTGGTCGCGGTACTGTAATAGACGGATCAGTAAATGACATTTTATTCTCAAAACTATCACCCATTCCAATACCTGTAATGTTATTTACAAATCGTCCGCATTGTCCTCCGCTATCTCCAGTTGAGTATTTGCTCTGTATTTCATTCACTACCTGCGAGCCGTTTCCTGACGCACTCAAGTCTGAACTAAAAGATATGTATTCATTATATTCTTGTTGTGTGATTTGCCCTGCATTTAATAGATTTTGCAATCCTTCTATATCTACATTGCTTATTTCTCCTTGCGACGACTGAACAGCACTGTTAAATCTTATTATACTTGCTTTAACATCATCTAAATTTTGTGCAAGTTGCTCTTCACTTTGTCCAATATCTAATGAACCAAGTACAGACTGTAGGAAGGTAAGTTCACGCTCGGATACTTGCCCTAAAGCTCCACCAGTTTTTGACGCTTCTCGCATTGCTGTAATTTCATTGAAACCAATATTTGATTTAATTGTATCAAGCAATTTGGCAAAATCGTAAGAGTTAGTCCCTGGTATTTTACTCATAGCAACCCTAGAAATAGCACCAGATGGTATTGTAGAAAATGTTGAAATTGCCTTATCTATAGAGTCTACAGTTCGTTGTGCTGTTTCAATACCATATTGTGTTTGTTCTGCAGCTCCAGGTATTAACCCCATACTTATTGCCTGACCTCTAGTTGTGCCATATTGAACACCTAATGCTTCTGCATCAGATATTGATAATAATTCATTTGGGTTATAACCACCTACCGTTTCTCCTACTAGCCCCGAAGCTATAACATTTCCCATTGAATCATATCTAACTTGCCCCTCTCCTAATGTAAATCCTTCCGCACCAGTTGTTGGTGCTTCTCTTAACGTATTTATTTGTCCTGTTGTTGGATCGTATTGAACTAATGCCCCCTGCGATTCAAATGGTGTTAGTGCTTTCTGTTGGTCTTGCATATACCCAAGTCTCACAAGGTCTGCCTGTTGCTCTGCTGTTCTTTGTGCTTGTGCATTTGCTAATTGGTCTGTAAGAGTTTGTAGTTGTAAATTGGCTTGTTCGCCAATCTTACCCTGTCGTCCACGAATTAGGTTTAATTCTCGCAGTCTACCTTGTCCTTCTTCTGCTGACATTCCCATTCGTGCTGCACCTTCCAATTCTGTTGCTTGTCGTTGTAACTCCATTTCAGTTGGTGTAAGCGAATACCCTGACGCTACCTTTTCTGATAACGCAGTAATTTGATTTTGTATCGACGTAGGTTCTGCGTAAGTAGGTGTAGATACTGCAGGCGTCGTTGGTGCAGGTGTTGTTGGTGTAGGTGTTGCAACTTGCGTTGGTGTAATTGTATCAATTCCTACTCCACCCTCTATTGATCGTTGTCTATCAACTCCAGTTAAACCTGAATATTGAGGTATTGTACCACCTGTCATATTATATGTAGGTTCATCAACTGACGCTGCAAGTTGCCCTTGCGTTGGACTTTGTTCACCTATCTTAGCACCAGCAAAATTAGTTGAATTCGCTTTAGCTCCAATAAACCGTTGACTTGTTTTAGCTCCAGTAAAGCTAGGTTTTGTAGCTTTAGCTAATATTGGTTCTTTTTGTTTGTTTAATTTCGTCAATCCAGTTGGTGTTTTGTTTACACCTTTAATGTATTGATATGCTCGTTCTCCTAATGTTGCCATATTAAGCTGTTATGTATAGGTTAGGGTTTTCTATTTGTATATCATCATCCGATCCAACCGACACGCTAGTTGTTTTCTTCCCGTGGTCTAATCTCATTTGTGCTAATTTCTCATCAAATTGTGCCTTAAATCTATCCGCTCTACTTACTCCATTGTTTTGTAAATTCCAATATTGATACGCCGCGTCAAGTTCCGGTAAATCTTGATAATTTTCAGGGAGCAATGACATTTGACCGATGGTGTAGTCCGCTGTCGCTCCTGTAAATGTAATGCCTTTATATTTTCTATCTAATTCAAGTTCAGTTGTACTTGTTACGCTAGCAACCTTATACCAATAACCGTCTCCGTCGTCAGGGTCAATCTTTATATGTCGTCCTGCCATTGCCGATGTCCAAGTAGTACCACTTCCTGTAATGGTAGTGTCGCCGTTCGTTGCGTCTGTAATACTTCCACCTGTGTGGTCTGCAATTTCTAAATCTACTACACGCTTTTTATATACAAAAGTTATAGTGTTTCCTGCACTACTAGGTGTTGGATAAAATTCAATCGTATCGTCCTGAATAAAGAAATAGCTAGGTATATCAGAAGTAACACCGCTTGATTGATTTAATCTGTCCCAAGTCGCACGGTCAGTTATCTGTTCAGGTACATATCGTGTTGTTGAAATAGCTATATAAACAGTATTTAACCTATCTATATTATACGGCAAGTCATAAGATTGTTGGCTTGCTACCGTTGTATCTGTCGCAGTAGTTTCTAAAAACCACCAAGGCTTCATACCCAGTATGCGTCGGTATGAGCTGTTTATCTTTCTATCGCCCTTTGTAAGATGTGCCGGTGTGTCTCGGTTCGTATCATCTCCGTAAAGCGTTCTAAGTGCTGTGTATGAATACATATTATTCGTCAATTATATTAATTGGTTCGTAGTAAACCTCTACTCGTTTAACTTTTGGTGCTTGCGTACTTCCACCTCCATATCCCCAAGATATATAAATTCCTAATCCATCAAAATTTAAATTATCATCACGGAAGTCTTTTACGATAGTTGTATCTGTTATTGTTCCAATATCATCAAGTACAGTAATAAAATCCTGTGCTTGATTTATGAATTGTAACCTAATGGTACGCCCACCAGTGCAGACATTAGCAAACACTACCTTTACGGAAGTAATACGACCCATTTGACCGTCTGGGAAGTTTCCGTCTGCCATAACCGTTGATAGATTACAAGCCTCATCAAAGACACCGCTAGCGAAGTATTTAATCCTTCCACCTGCTGAACTGGACGGCGACATTAGCCAAAAGTTAGTAGTAGGGTTCATCAACATTCCTGATACAAGATTATTCGTCGCTCCTTTAGCTATCTTATTCATTACCTTGTCTCCGCCCTCAAATGGCGTTCCGTATGTATATTGTGTACCCTCGGAGTTCCACATAATCATATCCCCATTCACTACAACCCCTCCTCGTTCAGGTACATCTGTTTCAAAAGTTTTTATTGTTTTGAATTTTCCCCCGTCAAAGAGTTGCAGTTTAGAACTTCTATTACCACTATTTTCTAAATCATTTGTCCGCCCTTGAGTGAATACCCCAATAGTTCCCTGATACTCAAAAGCCTCACCGACATAGTTATCGTTGAGTTCAAATACCCATGTAGGGTCTAACTCTAAATAGTCCCAAAATAACGCCACTACTTGTCCTTGATAGTACCCAGTTGTCCCTGACGCTTCTTTATATGCAAAAATGACTAGATAACCAGGGTATCGTGCAAAACTCTTTACAACATAACCTCGTGGCAATGTAAGCACTTCCTCGCTAAATGTTCCGTCTGTTCCTGTACCTCCATCGTATTCATGTATAAAATTGCGGTCTCCTATATATAAAATATCGTCTTTCCCGACAATCATCGGATGCGGATAGCCTTTACCATCTGCCCATGGTAAATCTCCACCACCTGACGCAACAGTAGTCATAAAGTCATCATCTGGTGCAGTAGAAAAATCATACATTCCAATATTCCAGTCTGTGCTTGTATTGTATGAGTAAAATAATCGGTTAGCGTAGGTACTACCAACAGAAGCGTTATAAACAACTATATCCTCACCCACTGGCGAATTAGTACCGCCTGCTATCTGATATGGCCATGTTGCCCCACTATCAGTTGTATTTGTAATTACCGGTGCTATACCTATGTCTAATCTTACCAATTCATCACCATTACCTACGCAATAAATCCTATCGTCGTTTACGACACCTGCTTTCAGTTCATTATCTACCTCTGCATAATCCGTAGGGTTTTGTGCTGGATAACCAGGTGTTGCATAACCCAATGAACGATAAGGATTAAAGCCAGTTGCTCCTGCTAATTGACTACCATAAACGGCACACACGGGGTTAAACCCTCCTGCATATTGTGGATGTAGACCGCCCAGCCAATCGTCCTTGTCCCAAATTATTTTATTGCCTTTTTGAAAACTAGCCATATTATCTATATTCCCCGTTACCCAACGGTTTTAAATAAACTGTTAAATTCACATCTTCTAGTGATGTAAGCGTTCCACTCACAACCATTGCCAATCTATCGCCTTCTTTTAATTGGCGTGCTTTGTTTAATGCTAAATCACGCCCTTTTTTTGTTGTAGGTGTATTGGCTGTGCTTTTAAGGTCAAAAGTAGTTTCTAAAATGTTATCACCTGCTCCAAGTGCCTCACCGCTTGTTAGCTTTTCGATGTTTAATGTTACTGCTCCTCCATCTGTTCCTGCTACTGTATGACTTTCACCAACCCACGAAACTTCAACAGCGTGCCGTGCAATAAACACAACACCGTAATTGCTCGATGTCTGTGCCTGCGAACCGTGAATAGTTACAGGCACTAACACTCCATCTCGTTGTTCTAGTGAAATTGGCATATTAGTAAATTACATTAGCTGATGTTACCGTTCCTGTTCCTGCATCTGATATCGCTGCGTCAGTCATACACCCTACAATTCTTGTGTTATTTGAACCTGAGTCGACTGTAAGTGTTAGTGATCCACCTCCTGCGTCTGGTCCAAACTGACAGTTTACAAATCCGTTATTATCTGCACCACTACTTACACTTGCACCACCTAAGAAATAACTATTAGAAAACTTGTGTCTATCACCACCAATTGTTAATGCACCAGATATACGACAATTAGTTACAAAAACATCATCAGAATTTCCATCTGACAAATCCAATGATCCCGTTGTGATTATATTTTGTAGTGTTATTTCACTATCATTTTCAGTGTCTATGTCACCACTCCCTAAATTTGCATTACTAATTTTTATATACAGACCTCTAAGTAATAAGTCACAATCATAAGAGCCTATTGATTTTATATTACTTAAAATACTACTAGAATTGACTATTATACATGATTTATTTGTCGATAAATCAATAAAAATATTGGAACAAATAGCATTTGAAACGTTTAAAAACTTATCAAATCCACCAGTGGGTATAAAAGTACCAGAAAAAAACAAATTATTGCCTACCGCGTTTGAATTTAAAACACAACATTCTGCACACGAAGTGCCACCGCCTACAAACTCAACATTATTAAGATAGGAATATTCGCCTGTTAGAACAACGCCGCAATTTTCGTTATTTGGCAACTCAAAGATTACATTTTCAATTTTAACTAGCCCACCTGCAGATAAATCAGCTCCATTAGCAGTCGAGTTATTATCTATAGTTAAATCATTTATTTGAACCATATCTGAAGATGACGATTCAAATAATTCAACATATAATGATGTGTGAGCATATGTTAATTTTGAGCCCATCTCAGCTCCATTTCCTTTTATGTGAGTATTGCCGTTACCTGCATAAATAAATTGATAATTACCTACATCTAAATTAAAACTTGAAACATTTATCAAAATATTTGCACCAGATGGTATAGTGATATTACTATCCTCTGTAACATCGGTGATCAGTAATAGTTTTATATCAGTTCCTCCAACTCCAGTTATTGCAGCTTGAATATCTGTATAATTAGCTCCTGAAGATCCCACTGTAGCGTCATATTCTGATGATCCACCACCAGCAGACGCTACCCAAGAAGGAATACCAGAGGCGAGAGTCAACACTTCTGTATCTGACCCCTTAGCTAATCTTTGCCACCCCGAATTGTAATATAGAACATCACCATCTGAAGGCGTAAGCCCTGCGATAGCGTCTAATCCAGCGTTGTGTGCTTGAACGTCTGACCCAATAGATAGACCTAGGTTTGTTCTTGCTGTGCTTGCGTCTGTTGCTCCTGTACCACCGTCCGCTACTGACACTGGTGTTGTGATACCTGCTCCAAACTCAAGCCCATCTTCTGTCGCGTTTACAATAACCGACTTACCAGCCTCTCCTGTATAAGAACTAGGTGTATCACTAAGTGATGTAAAGGATGAAGTGATAACAGCAGATACTTTTAATCGCTTTGTTGTTGGGTCGACGCGTAGATTTTGCAATTCTCCACTTCCATCATCTTTTTCTGCTAACATCGCCTTATGACGATTGCCGTCTATTTTTGCATTTTCAGTTGCCATATTATTTTACGAATAGATTTTTATATATTGAGTATTTTTCAGCTTTTGAACTATAAATTATTTTATCTCCAGTTTGCATTTTTATTACAGTATATCTGCCTTCCGAATTATCTGTATCAGTTATTGGATTACTCCCAACGGATATAGGACTGATTAATGTATATTCTTCTCCATAGCTACCCCCTTTGATATGTCCAGTTAATTCTCCTGTAGGACTGTTTGTTATTTTAATACCGTACCATTCGTCGTCTACATAACTTGTTATTGATTTGAAGAGATCGCTAGCTATTCCTGCTACTCCCTTTCTTAATGCTATTGCTTCATTACTTCCTATTTCTATCCCATAACTGTTTTGATCCGTTGCTATGAAGTCGCCTACTTTTTCAGCGGTAAACTGAAACGACATAGTATTAGCGATTGCTTTTTTGAAATAAAATGCGTGCGTTCCAAATGGTAAGTCTGTATCTTTGATATTTAATTCACTAACATCTGCATAAACAATTCCGTCGTTTACGCATTCAATTACTTTCACAATATTGTTATCGATTACCTCTGAATTTATTTTAAAAGTCCCATTATCTACACGGAATGGTGAGCCGTCTAAATATCCTGTTGTAGTATCTCCAGTTTCATTTATTCCATACCCTCCAAGAAATTGTACTACTCCTTTATTATAAAGAGCCTCGATTTCTGATTGAAGTAAGCCTCGATTAAATATAAGAGTTTGATGGCACCAACCAGGAGCACCTTGCGTTGCAAATTTTGAAACAGTTAGATTAATATCTCCATCACCTCCCTCGTCTACATCTTTTATTGCCTCTACTCTATTTACTCCGTTTATCCATATCTGAAGTTTACCGTGTGGGTCTGTTGGTGCTTTTTTAAGGTAATTGACCACTATGTGATACCAGTGATATAGCTCGGCGGTAGTGTCGGAGTACAGAGGTGAACCTCCTAGATATGAGGATATGCGTTTATCTATACCCTCAAAAAATGACAACCAAGTCCGTCCAGTTCCAGTTCCATTCTCTTGAGCTACGACGGCTTGAATAGATGTGTGAAAAATAGGCTGATACCAAGTAGACATTGAAAACGACTCCCCTTGTGTCAATTCTTTTAAGAGAGTTTCAGGATTGATTATTGTTGCATAATTAATACTAGACGCAAATCTTGTCGCTTTTCCAATTTCGCTATTTTCCGTTATCCCTGTTCCTGTAATAGTTGCATCATTTCCTCGCCCTGTTAAATCTTCAATATCTCCGGTCGCGACATCGTATTCTAATGCACATAATAACGCACTATCATCTGTATTATAATAGCCGTTCTGTTGAGAATGTATCATTATCCTAGAGTCTTCTATATTTGTATTTAATTCATCTGTGATATCTGACACTTCTGTGTCTGTTAGTGTCGAATTGAACACAAGAATTTCTGCAATAATTCCATTATAAAAATTACCAACTCCATTTGAGCCGATAAAAATATTATTAGCATTCTCCGTTATCGTTCCTGTAAGTCCTGTATTGGTAGAGTCTAAAGCACCGTCAATGTATAGCTTGCGTTCTCCTGCCATTGAGTCTAGCGTTGTGCCGACAACTGATATTTCCGTTGTATCTACTTCTCCAACGCTTGTCTGACTTGTATCGCTTATCCCTTCTGTTGTCGCTATTAATTTTTTACCACTATCAATATAAAGAGAATAAGCACCATTTTTTTCTAAAATACGAGGCTCGTTTCCACCCCCTGCGTGGTCTAACTCGAAAGGCTTTATTCTGGCGATAATTGTTAGATTGGTGGTAAGGTCTAAATCGTCAAGTTCAATACTATCTGCAATTCCATCTAAGAGCATTCCAAGTCCGTTAAATTTCATCGTTCCTGAAACTACTCCTTTACTTCCATTCTGTGTCAAGTCCAACAAAGTACCGTCGCTAAATCTATACCAACGCTTTAAATTTCCCGCCGTAAGTTGTTGTTGGATTACTGACATATTTATTCAATTAAATCGTTTTCGATTAAATCATTTTCTACTTGTAAAACAATATCTCCAAGTTGAGCTGATGTATAATGTATATTTTTAGCAGTGTAATGCTTTTCAAGAGCGTTCATTAGTTCTTTTTTTTCCATTGTTTTTGTGTGTATTTTTTTTGCTTGAGCCACCATCTCTGTTCGCTTTGTTTCGTTAATTTCTAATGGTGTTGATTTTATCATAAAGCTTTATTCCTTCCCTTTAAGATGACTGTATTAGTCGCACCACTTGCTACAACTACCCAACGATACCGTCGAAAATTCATATCACTCAATGATAACGAGAATAGCTTTGTGCTGTTCGATACCGTAATATTGTTTACAACTGCGTCTGCATTATTATCGTAGAAATAAACTTCATTCCAATCTGCCGTTGCGGAGTTTTCATCATTTGAAACTTCAAGTGAAAGTGTTAAATCACCATCTACATCGATAAACTTTCCTGTTAGTGAGTGGTCTTGATAGCCGTCAATTACCGCTCCGTCTGCTGTAGGGTAATAATGAGTGTCTGCGGTTATATTGCTAGTATCTACATCTATTGAATTGTTTTCATATTTCTCGTTGAGCGGGTCTGTTTCGCTTGTTCGGATTAGGTTATTGGTATAGTCGTACCCCGCTATAATCAATTCCTTAAATTGAGTTGTGATGAGATTTACTATTTTACCAACTGCTGTAGATGGTGGCTGTGATGATACAGTTTCTCCACCTATTTGATTTGCTACTGTTGGTGCTGTATCTCCAATTGTGCCTTCTGCAGCTCCACCTCCAGCTATCAATAGTTCATCGCTGTCATTTACTTTCACTCGTCTTATTTCGCCATCGCTTTGTTTTACAGCTAAAAGTGTTTTTTCTCTGTTTACGTCGATTTTGGCTCGTTCGTCTGCCATATTAAATTATATCTATGAATAAATAATTATTTCGGTTATCAACCATTAAAGGAACTTCATCAAGATTTGCGTCGTCTGTAACTGCAGTTGATACATATTCACTGTTTCCATCAACAGGTTTACAAGTTAATGTAGGTGTTGATGTTGTAACTATTTCTGCAATTTCTATAAGTAATCGTCCGGTTGTAGAATCAACTTGTAAAGCTGTGGGCGTTTCATTGACATCGTCTGTTATTGCCATTGATACATAGCCTCTATTTCCATCTATTTTTGCCATAAGCTCTTATCTTTTAATTCTTGAACGATACTATCTACTTTTGCACGCTCACTGACGATTATCTTTTCCTGCTTATCAAGTTTTGATTTTTTCTCATCGAGATTAAGATATAATGCTTTTATTTCTCTTTGCTTTTCATTGTTCTTTTTATCAACCTCTTCTGACTTCTTAGCCAGTTTTTCTGATTGTATTTGCAAACTATCTGATTGCGTTGCGACATCTCGCCTGCGTCTTTTGACTTGTTTTTCATCTTTCTCACATGTTTTTTGTCGTTTATCCAAAACCTTTATTTGCTTTTCAATATATAACTCTTGTGTATCGAGTTGATTTGTTTTGGTCGATAAAGATGATTGCAATATTTCCAGTCGTTCGTTTTCTGTGTTTGTATTATTTTCTCGATTATTAAGCTCATCTCGTCTGTCATTTAGCTCTTGCTCAAATTCCTTTAATGGCCCTAACGCCTCTCTTTTTCTTTTTTCTAATATCTGCACTTCGCTGTCTAACTCTTTTAACTGTAATGTGTATTGTTTCACCTCTTTGTGATATTTCGCTGTTAAATCGGCTTGTCGTGTCTTATAGGAAGCGTCAAGTCGATTCATCTTATTTGTTCGCTCAATTAACGCTTCCGTTATTTTATTAGAAGCTACACGCAAATCCTCATTACGCTTATTTTTTCTATCTTTGACTTGTTTTACTGTTAAAAGACGCATTTATTCTAATCCTTCAAATTTTTCATCATCTGTATTGTGCTTTCGCATGTGTGCAGTAAGTCCTGCTTTTGTCTTTGCCTCAAATCCGCAAATCTCACATATCCATTTATTATCTGTCTCTTCTGTTTCTTTTGTTTGCTCGTTTAGCATTGCTGTTTCTAACTTCACATCTGAATCTTCCTCAATAACATTGTCCTCAATAAGAATTTTAGCCAAATAGTTTTTACGACTACCGTCTGATAGAGGCATTTTATCTTTTGTCATTTCTCTATCTACTAGATGTTTCGCCATCATGCGTGCGATTCCTTCTTGTAATCGTGTTGATTCACCTGCTTTAAATGTCCAGGGTTCACTATCGAAGTTATGAGTAAAATCCTCATCTGTGTAATTGTTAAACAATATTGCTTTTGCCATATATCTTTTTTATTAGTGGGTGAGTCTAATTATTAGCACCCAAAGGGGAAGAGGCTCACCTCTCCCCTACCGCAAGTTTATTAACTAGTCAATGCACAGGTCTACCAATCGGTATTCTGTGTCTACTCCTGCTTGGAACGCATGACCTACAATAGGTTCTCCTGATGCGTCTGCTGTTCCTACTGCTCCACCCGTCGAATCACCAATAGTAAGTGATGCTCCGATAGCGAGTGTCTCGTCAGCTAATGCTGAACAAGCTCCACCAACCTGTAGCCAACCGTAGTATTCTGTTGTGATTTCTACATTAGGAATTCCAACTGGTACATCCAACTGATCGGATGCTGAAATAACTACATCTGAATACTTATTTTTTACAAGCGATGCTTTTGATGAAGTTGTTAAGGCGACCTGCACGCCTGCTTTGTCCTCAAGTGTTACCACTAGAGATGCCGCTGACTCTGCTGCTGGATGTGAAGCAATACGATATGCAATTCCTTCTCCTGCTTCGTTATTGATTACCAAGTAACCACAGGTATACTGATTTGCCGTTGCTTCTGTCGCTCCAAGAGTTACTGTAACTGTTTTAGCTCCAACTGCTGCAGCTGATGCAACTGCCATATCTTCATGATTAGCAACCTGTGTTGCTGTTACTGCAAGTTTTCCCGCTGCTAGAGCTGTTCCACCTGCTTGAGCGTATCGGTATTTCTTACCGTCCGCTGTTACTGCCAACTGTCCTACATCCACCTTTGCGTCGCTGGAGATGTCATAAACATCATTAGGTAAGACTGTAATTGGCGTTCCTAATTGTGCCATATATCTTTATTTAATTTGAATTAAAGTTGAATTACACGATATTTGATTGTCAATCTAACCTCGTTATCGTTCGCTGCATTTCCACCAATTTCTGACCCAGTGTTATCAAGAACTAATTTTTGATTTTCAATTCCTGTTTGAGCAACAATAGTGTCTTTTGCTGGAATTGCTACAGTTACTGTGTTCGCAACTTGGTCGATAAATCCAGTTGTTTCAATTGTTTCTGAAAGAATTACACCTGAACCGTTCGTATATCGAACGACAAAGTTATCACCTGACTCTGTAAACCCATTACTTCCACCATAAACTAATTTCAACGATGCTCCTTCAAATATAATTCCTTTCCCTGGTCCTGGAGGTGGAACTAACTGAAATGGTGTACCTGCAAGTCCTTTAACTTGAGTAGCTGAAATATTTACATTTATTATTTTAACTACTGAAGCGTCAATGTTATTTGATCCAACAACATCACCTGCAATTTTAGATGAAATGTCAATAGCTCCATCTGCAATTTTATCATTTGTTACTGCACCATCTTTAATATCAGTTGTGTTAACAGAGTCTGTGTAATCAACATCAGCGTCTACCTTTGCTCCTGCTTTAATAGCTGGACTGTAGTTTGAATATTCTAGTGCCATAATCTTTTTTTTATCTGTGAATTAAATTATGACTATACTCCTGCAATGTCAGTAATCTTAGAATGTCGCTTTGGATTATCTGTCATCAAATTACCACCAAGGTAAGTGTGTCCAACGATTGCTGCTTGGTTAGCCGGTTTAATCCAACCGCTCCAAGAGAACCCTAGACCTTTAACTCCCTTATAGTCATTACCTGTAATTGCAACCGGTGAATACTGGATAGCTTCTGTCATTTTCATCTTATTTGCTGTCCAAAATAAGTTGTCTTCATTAAGGAAGAACATAACGCCACTTGTTGCTTTCTCGTCAGCTAGAACTGGAATACCAGCGTAATCCAATCCGGTGAACCCTGTACCACCTTTAAGTCCTTTAGCTAGTCCTACATTCTTAACGATTCGCTCTTGTGGTTGTAGTAGTTGCTCGTAATATCCATATACTGACTCATCACAAACAATCAAAGAAGGCTTCTGTGAACCTGACTTTGCTGCGTTTAGTGAAGTTCGCATTGTGTCTAGTCCTAGCGTTGCACTGGATGTAACTGTTGATTGCAATGTAGGGTAAGTTGTTCTTGATAGTCCACCAATAGTTGCTGCGGTTGTTCCGTCATCAACAATTGCTTCTAGTCCCAAGAAATCTTTACCTGATCCGTCTCCATAGAAAAGATCACCGACAGAGTCAGCCATATCTTGTGTATCTGACGCAAGTGTCAGAGCTAAAAGTTTTATAACTCCATCCTCTGTTTCGTTCACTGAAATTTCAGTTAATGGAAGGGAAGAAGTTTGGTGGTAATACTTTGGATCGTAAGCTAGTTTTACACGGTTATCTGTTGCTGTGGTTGAGAATGTATCAAAACCATTGAAAGATCCGCCGTTTGTGTTTTTAGAAACTTTAACCGGAAACTCCATTTGTTTCCCACTCCATTTCTTTGCTCGTGCTAACATGCGAGTAGCGAATACATTACTTGCTAAAACTGTATCAGCTACCTTCGGCATGAGATAGTTGCGAGTTGTTGTTTGAACTCTGTTACTGAATGCCATATTTTATTATTAGTCCTACACTAAATCGTACCAATCGGTATTTCGCAAATCTTCGGAAGACTTAATATCGGATTTAGGTGCGTCTGATGTTGATTCACTGGGATTCATCATCGATGCTACCTTCTTCTTTTTATCAATCTTGTCAGACTTCTTGTTTGATAACGCCCATTTATAGTAAGCCTTCTCAATATCAATCGCTCCATATAAATCGGTTGGTTGATGTTTAACTGCGTATTTCATTACGCTGTTAATATCAGAATCATTTAAGTCAAATTCTTTTCGTACACGTGCTTTTTCAAGCTCGTAAAATTCATTTGTCTTCTGCTGACTTTCAGCTTGCTTCGTAGCGTTAGCCTCATTCTCAGCTTTCAACTCTTTCATTAATTCCTTTTTTAATGAAGTTTTTAAATTACTTTCTCGTTCAGCTTCTTGTTGTTGGAAAGTAGCCCAAGTGTCCGACGTATACCCCATTTGTTTTGCAAACTCGGGTACTTCCGTTGATTTGTTTGTAGGTTGTTTATTAGGTTGAGATTTCATTTCTTCAATCTCTTTTCTTAGCTCCTCGATTTCTCGGTCTTTTTCTTTTTTCTCTTTATAGACCTTTTTAAATCGTGGATGCTCGTGTAGGGGAGGGAACTTATGTTTTGCATCGGTGTCTGATTTGTCGTCTGATTTTTCTTCTGTTTTATCTTCTGACTTCTCTGACTTCTCGCCGTCCGAAGTTGGCGTTTCCTTCTCCTTAATTTTATCTTTGGATTCATCTTTGGATTCATCTTTTGATTTATCCTTAGATTCTTCTAACTTCTCTGATTCTTTTTCTTCATCTTCTGATTTATTATCATCTGATTCAGTTGCAGGTACATCTTTCACCTGTTCTTGAGGTATACCAAATAAATTATTATCGTCTCCTTCATTGGTAATTCCGTCTAAAAAGTCGCTTACTGACATAGCGTAGTTTTATTATGGGATCTAAGAACCCAAGTTTATTAGCACGGTTATAAGTCCGAGAACTATCTAATTGCAGGTACTCCAGGTGTCTGTGGTACTTGCGGTAAAGATTGTTGTTGGGCCATCTGTTCTGGCGATGGCATACCTCCAGGCGTTGCTGGTATTCCTAAGTCTGATGCTCCCTGTATTGGAAGCTCTCCCTCTACTAGTTGTTGCTGTTGCTGTCTAAATAATGATCCTGGATCACTCTGCCATTTAAACAATCGCTCTGCCGTTTCTTCTGGGTTAGGGAAATCTAATCGTGCAAAAAATGTAATAGGATCTAATGCTCCTGCACCCCACAAATCAATCGCCTCATTGCGTTGTGTGAGCGTGTCCTTTGGTAGCATTGAACCCTCCTTAACGCTTGCTAGAATTTTCCTGTCAAAATCATCCTTTTGAATTTCAAAGTATTCTTCGCTTTTCTCTTTTCCGATAATTGACGCTGTATGCACCTCATCGTAATAGACATACATCATCTGTACACTCCAATTAAAAACATAATCAATCATCTCTTCTAAATAGTCTGAAATAAGCGAAATACGATCAACGTCTTGTCCTTTAATTTCAATCTTTCCTCGTACAGTCTTTTCATTCATCATTCCTTGAGCCGATGAACCGCGTACTCCGAAGATGTTTCTTATCTCATCTCGTACATCTAATAAATTGTTATAAACTTGTGTTGGTAGTGGTGTTCCACTATCTTTCGCGTATGACGAACTGATATCTCCAGGAACAAGCAAGTTTCCACCCTTTCTCAATGTGTTCGCCGCTTTTTGTGCTTCTGCGTCATTAAACACATTTCCACTGAACACATATCCTGCATTCAGGCTGTCTGTGTTCTTATCGATCTGATCCATTCGCTTATTTACAATGTCTTGTAATGGAATAGACTGCTCAATCAATCCTGTCTCATCGTGTGGTTGTTTACCTGTTGAGAATACCGATAAGAAAGCATAAGGTATTTGCGGAACATTGAAATGATTTTTACCAATATTCTCACGCTCAAGCGTGTCTCCAAATTCATCTGTATATTCCTCTGTGCTGTCGTAGTTCCAGTGCGGATTGCGTACTTTTGCCAATACTTCATCTTCTAATGTCCAGAATGTATATTCATTAGTCCACCATTCAATGTATTGCAACTTAGTAGCTTTCTTCTTTTCAACTAAATCTGTAATAAATTTTGACTTAGTTGGAAATCTTTTAATGAGAGTATTAGCTTTATCCTTTCGTATCTCTCCGATATACTCACCCTTATACTGCCCTTGAATAATTTTAGCGGACGGATCGAGAATCATCTTATCTGGTCGTACCACATAATAATCAATCTCGTCCTCTATATAATTCCAGCCTATCTTCATCACACCGATATAATATGTACACCAATGTCGTACTGCGTCTTTAATTTTCAATCGTAATGCTCGTTTATCTGCAATGGTGAATAACTGAGCTTCAACCATTCGTGATAACTCTTTCCCTTCTTCGGTATTGTCAGTCCTGACCGTTGGCTCTGGATTGCGTCGTGTAGCGATAGGCAAGAAAGTTTCTAACGATTCGAAAATGATATTATCTTTCGTTGTTTTATCATCACCTTGATTTCCTAGCCAATAATCATTGTTCTTTCTCCACCTAGGTTGTAATTGTCCTTCGTATGCTTTATACGCTGACTGCCATTTATTCTTTTTTATAATCAAATCCTCATCACTAATCTTTAAAGTCAATTCGTCTTCAAAATCAGAAACAACACCCTCCTGTCTTACGGTGGTGCTTTTTACTTTATTTGTGTCGCTGTTTAATCCCAATTTATCCCAAAGGCTCATATATACTAACTTTAATATTAGTTCGCCGTTGTTGGGTTGGAACTGTATGATTTTATAATATCACAATGCACACATATTGCATATATGCAAGTGAAAATTATCCATACCTATCCAAGGAACTAGAAAGACAGCTAGGTATAACTTATAAGACAGCGTGGCGTATTCTTCACTTGATTAGAAAGTCTTTGAAACAAAATACCTCCCCTCTTAATGGGCAGGTTGAAGTAGATGAAATGTTTATTGGCGGAAAAGGCGATGGTGGTACTTATAACGAAAATCAGAGTAAAGTAATAAAAGCTAAAAGCAAAGTAGTAGGAGCAGTTGAACGAGGTGGAGAAATTAGAGCTAAGAAAGTTGATAATCTATCAGCGTCAACGCTTGGTACATTTCTTGAGGATAATGTTCTCAAAGAGAATACTTTACTAATGACTGATTCAAATAATAGTTATGACAAGGTAGCAAGTGATTATAACCGCCATACAGTCAATCATTCAAAAAGAGAGTATTCACGCAATGGAATACATATCAACCATATTGAGAGCTTTTGGGGGCATGTTAAACGTTCAACTAAAGGAACGTATAAAACAGTCTCTAAGAAGCACTTACAGTCTTACCTCGACGCTTTTGTTTGGCATTACAACATGAGGCACAGCGACAGGGAACGGTTTTCTTCTCTGCTAAAGGCGATTGTGTAATAATAGTTTTGAGAGTTGAGAAAAATTGTTGCTTTTTTGTTGGGATCATGATGAAAGTATAACACATTTTTTTTCTCCACAGGGGGGGGTATCTAGAAATTCAATTTCAGGATATACTTTAATTATGAACGCTACCAGTATTAGAGATAAAGCTTGGGCAAACACAGACCGAATACCAGACTGGGTTCGCGATCGTGAGATTAGCTTAGATCAATTTAATACTTTGCCAGAAGTGGCAGAGTATTGTTGGGGTTCCTTGCAAAACTTTTTAAAAAAGGAAAAGGTTGTATTAAACAATTATAAGATGATTGAGCCGAGTGCTGGCACGGGTTCATTTTATAATCTTTTACCTAAAAAGAATCGTATTGGTATTGATGTTGAAGGATATAAAAAAGAATATATTCAACAGGACTTTTTAACTTGGGAGCCGAACCATACAGATGAAAGACCTTGTATCGCTATCGGTAATCCACCTTTTGGATATAGGGGTTGGTTAGCTTTAGCTTTCCTAAACAAGACGGCTGAATTTTGCGATTATGTGGGATTTATTCTACCGATGTCTTTTCAGAGCGACGGGAAAGGTAGCCCAAAGAATCGAGTAAAAGGAATGACGCTTGTACATTCAGAAAGATTGCCAAAAGATTTATTTGTTTTGCCCGACGGTGAAATAAAGCAAGTGAATACTCTATGGCAAATATGGAAAAAAGGAGAAGCTCCGCCATTGCCAGATCTAAGCAAGGCTGATGAATTTATTGATTTATTTACTGTTGATTTAAGAAAAGAAAGATTGTGTGGAATGAAAAAAATAGATGATTGCAATACTTTTCTGCAAAGGTCTTATTTTAGCAAGCATCCTGTGTTGGTTAATGATTTTTCAAAGGTGAAATATGGTTGCGGTTACGGAATTATATTTAAGAAAGATAAAAGAAAAATAAAAAATATATTAAAAACTATAGATTGGAATGAGTATAGTAATTTAGCAACTCATAATTGTAGACATATTTCCATGTATCATATTAAATTTGCTTTACTGGATAACCTTAAATAATATGTCTTTACCTGATTTTAAAACTCTTTTTATTGAGGCTCTTAGAAAAAATGTCAATAACCCAAAATGGGATAATGGCGATTTTATCGGTATTAAAATTGTATCAAATACTAAAGTTGGAAGTGTGGGGCAGGATTTTATCGAGGAATTATGCAATGCATTATCAATCCAATGCGATTTTCCGTTACGGAAAGATGGGACTAGAAAAACACAAAGTCCTTGGGATATCGAGATTCAAGGTATCAAATTTGAGCTGAAAACAGCAACAGAGGACACTAATGGCAGTTTTCAGTTTAATCATTTACGTTATCACAGACCCTACGACGCTGTATTGTGTCTTGGCGTTACCCCAAACGAACTTTTTTTTGGTTTATGGTCAAAGGCTGATATTTCAACAGGTAAAGCTGGTAAGTTAGTCTCTATGGAAAAAGGCGCAAACGCTTCTTACAAGTTAACAAAAAAACCACGTGATCTTTTCCATATAACTGAATTTGAACAAGAATTAAAAATCTTTGTAAAGAAAACTGATTTCTAGCTTATTTTTTTACCTTAAATATTATGTAATGAATGGATAAGCAAGAAATTATCAACAGGGCTTAATCCACTTCTCTATTTGTATACCTTTAAATGTTCCTTGCCCATCAAAGTGCATGATTATCTTTCCGCCTTTAATATCCAATACCTCTGGCTGTAATAACATCTTAAACATATCAAAATGCTTTAAGAATAGCTGATACTTTTCAGCGTCAATTTTTGAAATATATATAGGTGTGTCAAAATCAGACATATTCAGAATAGATCCCAATTATAATCCTCTCCTGGAATTATGCGTGCTGTGCCGTCATGCTCAATAACTGGTGCAGATTGAATCTTCTTATGTTCTTTAGCTCGAATAAACTTAGCTTCACCTGTATGAAAGCGATCCATACCGATACGCCATAGCGTTGTTGCATGCACGTAATGATCATTATCATTCGTACTCTCCCATGTAAATATTGGTGATCCAATGCTGTCAGTATCACTCATTCGATACAACGTGTCCCAATGTCCAAAGAACTTCTCCCAGTCGCCCTGTGTGCCTTCTAGCGGTATTCGCTCATCAGTAAACTCATCAATCACCAACTGGATCATACGGTTACGATCGGATAGAACATTCCCATACTCCTTTTCCTTGCCCCAACGAATCAACTGCATTGTCTTGCGATCTCTTGCGTAGTGATTCAAAAATACTCGTCCCTTGAACTCTTCACGCAATCTACGTGGTCCGGTTATATCCGGCATAGCATCAACTACCAATATAGATTTCTTGTATCGTCGTAAAAGTCTCGCAATATCTCCCCAATCCTCCGTTACGCCGTAATAGAATAAACCGCCATCGTTGCCAAGAACGAAATGTTTTTTTATTCCGCTGTCGCAACCAATTATCACATGCTCTTGATCGTTCACATCTTGCGTGCAATTCCTAAAGATCATGTCAGGCATTACCTTATTACCACTTCCAATATACGGCAGACCCAAAACGAAGTTATAAAAATACTCCTCTGACTGTGTTTCGTGTTCGTGAATAATATCCTTCGCTGACTTCCATTCGACCATTAATTGCGAGATATGATAACCACTAAACTCTCTATCTTTAAATTTTTTGACCCAGCGTCCTACGCGTCTATCTTCATTATTCAATTCAGTCTTACAATATTGGCATTGAAATACTTTACGATCACGGCAGATGTTCTCTGGCCATTTAAGGTATTGCTCTTTCTCACATTCAGGACATTTAATAAACCACTCTTTTTGATCTGATCTCTTCCAATATTTGCTTACGCCATTACCATCTACTGACGGATTAGAGAAATACCATTCCCACGCATAGTCGGAATGATCTAAACGCGAGTGATACATACTGACGATCTTCTGCATACTGCGATCAACCTCGTCGTGAATATTCAAATCAGATGTAACGGAGATGGCTTGCTGTTCTGTGGTCGTTCCACGATAATAAATCATGTTGTTGCCTACCTGCTTCTCTTGGATGCTGTCTTTATTTGCTATCCATTTTTTTAAAATTGGATTATGGATAATCATTCGGTTGATCTTACCGCCAACCAATGTATTTACATCAGTCTTTGACGGCATGGTGTATATCGAATCTAATCCAAGCGTCTTTACTGCGTATAAACTTTTTAAGGCGGCGGCTAGAGTACCGCCAACTTGTGCGGCTTTAAACCAAACCTGCTTTGGTGACCAATCAGTTAGAATATCATATAAAAACAAATGCCCCCGTATATTATACGGTTTACCGCTTTCGGTCTTAATGTCGTTCTCAATTATCCATGCAATAATCGACAACTCGCTAAGTTTGCTCATTGTTTAGAAATTCCTCTTTTATTTTATATTCAAACTCCTTTGTAATTTCTTGTGCTCGTGAATCGTTTATCTCAACCTTTGTAGAAATATCAGCACCGTCCTTCCCTGTAAGTTCAGTTCTTTGAACAGACTTACCAAATGTTCTATCTAATAAACTATCTAACGCCCTATTATCTGGTTGTGCTGTGGTAATAAAATAATAAGAACCGTTATTATCAGTCTCTCCGGCTAGATAATCCTCAATCTCTTCCTGAGTTGTAACAAGTTCAGGCTTCTTATTATTTCCTTTTTCATCCTTATCAATTCTAAATAACATCTGTGTGCCTAGGGCTAGATTTATTTGGCTATTCAATAGTTTACCAGCACTTTTCATAACCCTACTCCTCATTTCCTGTTCAACGACTTGACGCTCTTTTGTAGCCTTATTCTTTGATCCTTCTGGTCGTCCAGATCCTTCTCTTGCTCCACCCCAGTTTGATTTCTCTTTCAAGCTTTCATCTCCCATATCCTATTTTATCAATTTATCAATCTGCTCTTGCTTTAACTGCAGAGCGTTAATAGACCCCTTGTCATCAGCCCAATGAAAAATATATACCTTGGCTGTTTCAGGCGTATCGCCTTCTCCAACATCTTTAACAGAATATTCCTGCTCCTCAACTAAAAACATCTTAGTTCCTGTAATATATATATACTCTTTTCCTATTTCCATATAAATTATTTATTATCAAAATTAGTTCTTAATTCATTCTCACGCTCACGCTCCTCAGCTAACTCCCAATCGCCATAAACTCTCTTGAATCGTGGATCATTCCGTTGCAATAATTGCTTCCAGTACTTCTTTCTGTCGTTCCGTAATCTTTTACTTTCTGCAAAATACGGGTCATTTTTTTTATCGGTAAGTCGTCGTATCAACTCTTTATCGCATTTCTCACAGAAAGCCCGATAGAACCATCGTCCGCCTCTGTATCTAGTATAACCTTTTCGTGCTAATAATCTCATATCTTCATCGCATTGCTTGCAATAGAAGTCGATATATTTATTTGTTGGCTCTGTGTCAATTTCTGTTCGCTCTTTAGCGGCAATCCGCTTTGCTTGTAATTCAGCTACCTTGTTATCATAAATTTGTTGGAACTCACTCATACAATAGCCATAACGTCATCCTCCGTTATTACAATGTATTTTTCTGTGTCAATCTCAATTTCGTTAGCACTCCATTTCTTGAAAATAACAATATCATTGACCGCTATCTCTTTCACATCTTTACCAATTTCAATCACTTTAGCTGTTTCTGGACTCTCTTTATCGACAGTATCGGGAATAATAATGCCACTCTTCGAAATAGTGTCTTTTTTTTCCGCTTGTAGAATTATGTTTTTTTGTAATGGCTTCATAAATTATTTATTCGGTAAATTATCAACCCACTCCTCAACATCCAATGCCTCTAATGTTTTATTTTCAATAATCTTTCCCTTTTTATCATTCCTAACACCCTCCACAACGCCACACAAGCCGTCTACAACTGTTTTGCCACTAATTCTGATAAGTAATACCTCTAAGACTATTAGAAAGCAACACAGGGCAATTCCAGTTAAAAATCCGAGAGTGAACATATTAGGTATTTTTAAAAGTTCTGAATGCATTAGGATCGTAAAGTTCTTTCGCTCGTCGTCTGCAATCTGCTGAACAGGTTATCTTTCCAAATTGTGATAATTCCCACCAAGGTTTATTTGTTTTGAATTCTTTATAACAAATTTCGCATTGCATATATATTAATTATTGCCTCCCTGCCAATTCCACTAAGCAGGAAGTAAATTGAAAAAAGGGACGCAATAGTTAACATATTAGACCACGACGGGAGGAGCCACCCCAAAAATCGTCTCCTCCGAGCGTGATTAGTCTACTGGTGTTTTGTGCGAGATATGCATAGCACAGGAAACCACTTATCCTTAATTCCATTATCGCACTTCACTAACATTAGTCAAGAGTGTTTGTTGATTGCTTCTTGTGTGCATTTTTTATACATCTTTATCATCTCACCGTCCGAAGTTATAGCAATGTTATTCTTTAAGAAAATTTTAAAATTATCAATGTTTTCTTTTGTTGTTGGTATCATCGGAAACCTGCAACCACAATTACAAACATAAATATATCTGCCTTCATATTTTTCAGTAGTTGGGCGAGCCTGACCTTTACAGCATCTGCATATACTATAATGTTTCTTGAAGGCTTCTTCGATAGTTATTTTTTTCATATATTTAATTTATCTAACACATCTTTTAATTTCCAGTAACGCTTTTGATAATCAATAACAATCGTCCCACGCTCATTCTCTTCCAATTCAATTCTCAATTCATCTACTTGACGATACCAGTTCGGATACTTCTCTCTAAACCATCCGCTCTCGGTAGGTGATGAGTGCCATAGCATATGCTCTGTCGCAGTTAAGCATTTGATGTTGACTGGATATGTCGCCAGCTTAGGGTGTGATCCAGTACCGAGGATGTGCGAAGCGTGTATCTGTTTGTTGCCGCCAACGGTTCTGTCCTTTTGGCCGCTTTTAATTGATGTGTAGTCATCTCGTGCTTTTGCTATAAGTTTAGCTAATGCAATGCATTTAGCATATGGTTTTTTTATTTTACGCATATATTGCGTTTTATTATTTGCTTTCTCTGTAAGTCTTGTTTTAGTTTTTCAAGTGCTTTTCTGTTGTCGGTCATTTGTTCGGGTGATATGTTTTTTGTTTTTCGCGCTTCTCGATATTGCAATATTACCACACCTCGATGTGGTGCGTCATATATTTCACCTTTTTTGCCCGCTTGTTGGTTCGCGATGTCTACATTATCCGGTCGTATGTATTCTTCGGTTAAGACTGTATTCTCATCTAAGAAAACTAATTTATTTAATTCGTAGTCTGTCATTTTTAATAATTTTTCATTTCTCATATTGCCATTCATATGGCTGATAGCGATATTAGTCCAGTACTCTTCTTTCTTGCCGTCTACGATTACATAACCTATCTCAAATCTATCGAATGTCTGGTTTGGGTTGAATGCCATATTATTTTGTTAGATATTTAATTATTGTTTCAAGTGTTGGTTTGAATTTTTTACAGTTGTCGGAGTCTGATAAAATATCTCGATATGCTTTCTCCATCTGATTTTGAGAAAATGCCTCTAGCGATGAGGCGGGTCTTAGATTTCTCTTCATAAAAACCTGCCATTGCCCGTAGGTGGAAAATTCAGGCTTAACTGTCTCCGCCCACTCGGCGATGATGTGTAGTGCCTTTCTTTTACTAGTCCGCATCGATTTACAAAATTCTTCTAAACTTACAGGTTTGTTGTTTTTTTTTATTTTTTTCTCTTTAGCGACGGAAGTCGCAAGAGTATTATTCTTTTTATTCTTCTTATTCTTATTGTTACTGTACCTTCTGCTGTCCTTCTGCTGTCCTTCTGCTGTTTCGTCTGTGGTATCGTTTAATTGGTATGTGTTATAATTTACCACTGATATTAGCGTTATAAGATACTTACTCTGTGGTATCGTTAGTCGGTAAATATCTCCATCTAATTCTAATTCATCTAAATAACGCC